CGATCGGCGCCGGGGCCTCGACTACTGGCGCCGGCGTTTCGATCGGCGCCGGGGCCTCGACTACTGGCGCCGGCGTTTCGATCGGCGCCGGGGCCTCGACAACCGGAGCGCCGTCTTGCAAGGTTTCCAGGTAATCAACCGCCGCATTGGCTTTGCTCGCCGCGGTGAATATGGCCCGCTTGTTGTCTTTGAGCACGCGCAACCAAGAGGCAACATAGCGCGCGTGATCAAGTCGGGGCTCGTTGGCAATGCCGAGTCGGCCGCAAAGGAACGCGGCGCCCAATTCGGCTATCAATTCTTCGGCCGCGTAGGCTTCGCCGCCGAATCGGTTAGACAGGTCGCGATCGCACCGGGTTTTGTGACCGGTCCAATGTGTGACTTCGTGCAACAAGGTGGAATAGAAGTTTTCGGTTGCGGTGGAATGTTCCGTATCTTTGAAAGCCTCGATTGTCGGCATGCCAATGAAGTCGGCAACCGAACGATAGAACGCGCGGCCTTCATTGCCGCGGATTTCGGCCTTGGTGGCGGCGATAAAAGCCTCGACATTATCGATCCGGGTAGCCAAAGCGGGCACGTCTTCGGTCGGGGCCTCCCAACCATCGACTTGCGAGGCATTGAAGACAACCGAACCGCGCGCGATGACGCTACGGCGTCGCGCGGTTTTCGTTTCGCCGTCTTCTTCGGATTCGGTCTCAAAGGTGTCAAACTTCCAGAAGACAATGAACGTACCTTTCGCACCCTTGCGGACCTGGCCGCCGATGGCTTGCCATTGCCGATACGTGGCCCAATAGTGAGTCGCGAACTCACCGCGCGACGCGGCCGCCCACAAGATGGGGACATTGATTCCGCGGTACGTCTTTTTCGTCGTCGCGTTCACTGGCATACCCGCTTTGCCGGCGTGCCAGGGCATTTCCCACCGTTCGCTGCCGCTGCCGTCTTCGATCGCGGCAACAATGGAATCGGTGATTTTCTGATATATGTCGGACATGGTTTTTTGCTCCTAATGCCGGTTTCGTTTGCGTGCCGGAATAAATATACCAATGGAATAGTCGAGTCAAGGAAAAAATATTCCGATGGTATAAACGGCGGTTTTCTTGGCCGCGGCCGCGGCGGTTGCGATCGGCGCCGCATGCCGGGGCGAATAAATTTACCTTTAACCAATGGGAAGACAATCAACGGCCGATCGACCGTTACCGCGGCCGGCCGACCGTTACCAAGTGTTACGGGGTTTTTGTGCAATTTCAACAGCTTAGCGGGTTTGGTAACGGTGGTAACGGTGGTAACCGGACCCTGAAAGGCGCGCGCGTGCGCGCGCGTATGCGCCCACCGATTCCCTGTTACCCTGTGTAAACATACATAATCGAGGAAAATATATAGTAGTTACTTAGGCTTAGCGGTAACGGTGCGGCGGTAACGGTGGCGTTACCTGGCGTTACTCCGATCGGAATTTTCTAAGGGGGTTTTATGGGCGAGGCAAAAATCGGCTTGAAAACGGCGGTTGCGGAAATGCAAGCCCTAACGGAACGCATGCAAAAGGGCGAGCAATTGGCGTTGATTCCATCGGCCGCGGCGATCGCCGACCACGCGGCCGTTGATGACGTGGCGGAGCGATCGGGGCCAGGTCGCCCGGCGGGATCGCGCAACCGGCGGACACTGGAATGGCAAAACTTCTTACTGGCGCGGTATCGCTCACCTTTGTTGTTCCTGGCGGAGTGCTATTCGCGGCCGGTGGGCGAGCTCGCGGCGGAACTTGGTTGCGATGTAGAAACCGCCTTTAAGTTACAGGTCATGGCCGCAAAGGAGCTCGCCCCGTTCGTTCATTCCAAAATGCCGGTGGGCGTGCAAGTCGATTCGCGCGGCGTGGTGCGCTTGGTGATCAATGTCGGCGATGAAGCGGCCGATCCGGGCGACGATTCGGCGCCGATCGGCGGCCAAATTATTGATCATGAAAACGATGCAGAATCAAAGGGTTAGCGCATGGCGCGATCGCGAGTCGGACGTAACGAGTCGGACGAAATGGTAAAAAACGGCGGTTTCCTTGGGATTCCGAGACGTGGCCCGGTGATCATACATCATCCGGGCCAGGTCCGAAAAACCCCTACCCCTAAAGGGATTCGCGGGGAAAAAATGTTTGCCAGGGGGTACCCCCAAAATCGCCGCGGCGGCGCCCCGGTGGGGGGGTGTTTGCGCGACAAGGTAAGGTTTTTCGCAGAACGCGGAGCGGTCGGATTTTTCCATACAAAGAGGGGTCGGGGGAATGAAATTCACCATAGCTGTTGATCGTAACGAGCCGGATAACTCTCGTGCTCATTATTACGCCCACACGAAACACGGGCTTTTGCCGATGTGTGGCTATGGCTGGAATCGAAGCGACGGCAGTTCATTTAGTGTTTTGCGAGGTTGGACTAGCCGGCGCGGCACTTGCAAATTATGTGAGCGGAATATCACGGCCGATAAACCGCCGGTAAAGAACGGCTTTCCCCATAAAACGAAGTGGCTTTGATGGCTGAGCTCGATATCAATTGGGATTCGCCGGGGCCGGTGGCGTCGGCGTTCATGCGCGAGCGTGCGGCGTGGATACAAGGCATCCTGGGGCCGATCGGCGCCGGCAAGACTTCGACGGCGATGGTCAAAAGCATCGTGCTCGCGCAAGAGCAACGCCCGAGCCCGCGTGACAATATCCGCAAGTTCAAGGTTTGCATGGTACGCGATACCTACCGGCAGCTTTGGAAGACGACGATCCCGACCTGGTGGCGGTGGATATCCAAGGATACCGGGAAGTGGGTCGGTGGTGATGGCGAGCCCGCCCACCACGAGATTGATTTCCGGCCTAGTGATGATATCGACGTTCATTTCGAAATTGATTTCGTCGGCATCGGCGAGCATCGAGCCGAAGACGTGTTGCGCGGTTACGAGCCAACCATTTTCATCCTCGAAGAAGCGGATTTGATGGCGCCTGACGTGCTTGCCTATGCCCGCGGTCGTATCGGCCGGTATCCGACCATGGAAGACGGCGGCCCCACCTGGTCGGGGATCCTGTTGGCCTACAACGCCCCGGACGAGGAAAATTACCTGTATAGGGTCTTCGAGGAAGAAAAGCCCGAAGGCCACATATTGTTCCGCCAGCCGAACGCACTTAGCGAAGCGGCCGAGAACAAACACAACTTGCCATCGGACTATTACGAAAAGCAAATGGCCGGGCAAGAGGAATGGTATATCCGCCGGATGATCCGGGCCGAATACGGTTTCGTGCGCGGCGTCGAGCCGATTTACCCGGAATACAACGAAGCTATCCATTATCGATCGGAGCCGATTCCGGCGGTCAAGGGAATTCCTTTGATCATCGGCGCCGATGCGGGAATGACGCCGGCGGGAATATTTCTTCAATACATGCCGGATGGCCAATGGCGGGCCTTGCGCGAGATTGCGACGCCCAAGGGTGCGTCTATGGGCGCCACGCGATTTGGCGAGTACATCAATAGGATCCTCAAAGAGCACTATCCCGAATGGACGATAGATGAAATCGTCGGTGCCGCGGATCCGTCAACGTCCTACGGCGGCGACGAGGCGCACGAGGACGATAGGGCATGGCTCGATAAGGTCCGCAAGGTGACCAAGCTACACTGGCGGCCGGCGCCGAGCAACGCGCCGGCGAAGCGGTGGGAAGCGGTGCGACAACCCCTAACCAAGATGATCGACGGCCACAAGCCGGGCCTAATCATCAGTTCCGATTGCCCGATGCTCCGCCGCGGCTTCAACTCGGGCTATCGGTTCCACGTGATCGAGGTACCGGGATCCGGCCGCTACCACAACACCGGCCAGGCGGAAAAGAATATGTTTTCCCATCCACATGACGCCCTTCAATACCCGATTTTGACCTTTAGCGAAGGTTACGACGTGGAGACCCGCGGCGATCGCCAACATGGCCGGCGCCAGGTCGCGGCGGAGACCGAAGACAATCCGGGAGGTACCTACCAAGACCGGCACGGCCGGCAAACTGAGGCGATAGTCGATTGAGCGAAGTCAACGACATTCGAGGTATCGGCTCAATCCTCGTCCATGAACGGGACGTGCATCGGACGGCCTGGAAGGTGCTTATGCGCCGCTTCGGGATAAGTCGAACATGGGCCTATATGTTGTATCGAGAGACCAAAAATGACGGCAAAAACCACAATAAAATGTTCAGTGAACATCTTAATGCTAGACAAAAGCGGGTTGGTTCGCTCTTGACTGGATGATTCTTGCCAGTTGAGAGGTTTGCTATGGGTGGATTTTTTGGTGGTGGATCTTCTTCTGCCCCCGTACCGATCTTCGCACCGGCGCCGCCACCGCCGCCGCCACCGCCGGCGGCGCCAACGGGCGATGATCCGGCCGTTGAGGAAGCCCGTCGCAAGGCCATCGCCCGGCGACTCCAAAGAGGTCGAAGGGGAACGCTTTTGACCGGCGGCCGGGGCGTCCCAGGATCGGGCGCGGGAGAACGGGCGAGTCTCTTGTCGGGAGATTAGGCTATGTCCACATTGATTCCGGGCAAATCCAATAACCTGGTCATTATCGAGCAAACCCTTGTTACGCAAGCGGCGGCGTTTGCCGCCAATGACCTGGTGGCCAGTAAGATCACGCTCGAAAACGCGGTCGAGCAAGCCGGCGACGCCGGCGAATTGGAGGCCGTTGTACTGACGGACCTGGCAAAGCAATCGGCCAATATGGATTTGCTGCTTTTCGATACGGACCCCTCCAATACGACGTTCACGCTTAATAGCGCGCTAACCCTTCACGATACGGATATTTTGAATTTCCTGGGCTTTGTCCAGGTCACGAGCTATGCGGCGCTGGCCGCCAGTTCGGTCGGAAGGGGAGAAGTGACGCGGCCGATTCCGTTTGTCCTGGCCGCGAGCACGAGCCTGTTTGGGGCGCTGATCACTCGCGGAACGCCGACCTATGGGACGGTGAGTGACTTAACGCTTCGCGCCTTTATCCGTAGGCGTTAGCCATGCCGGCATCGGCGGCTAAAATATTATCGCGCAACGAGTCCATGGAACGTGGGCGGACCAATTTCGACGGCCATTGGCAAGAGGTCCGCGACAACATCAATCCCGAAGGAAGCGATTTTACCACGAGCCGCGCGCCGGGAACGAAGTCGCGCACCGGCATTAACGATAATACGGCGGAAGACGCTGCCGAAATGATGGCCAACGGCTTGCATGGCATCATGACAAGCCCGGCGCGGCGGTGGTTTTCCATTCGAGCAAAGCGCGAATTGCTCAATGAAATACCCCACGTGGCGCGGTGGTTGCAGCACGCAACGCGGATCACGGCAACTTATTTTTCCAGTCCCGAGCATGGGTTTCACCAGGCGGCGGCGGAAGCCTATGGGGATCTGACGCTATACGGTAACGAGGGTATCTTTATCGGCGAGATTCCCGGATTTGGCCCGCTGTTTCAAGCGCGCCCATTGCGGGAGCTTTTTATCGGGGAAAACGACAAGGGCCAGGTGGATACGGTTTACCGGAATTTTCAAATGTCCGCCCGCCAGGCGGTCCTACAGTTTGAGAGTAAAGCCGGCGCAAAGATCATCAAGGCCAATAACGACCCTAAGACGCGAGAACAACAGTTTCCGTTCATTCATGCCACTGAGCCGCGCGAGGATTTCACCGGCGGCGGTATTGGCGGAATGAACATGCCGTGGGCCAGCGTCTATATCAACAAGGCCGAAAAGATTGTGGTCCGAGAAAGCGGATTCCCGGAATTCCCTTGGGCCTTCGGCCGGTGGAAGAAGCGCGCCGGCGAGCTCTATGCGCGTAGTGCCGGCACCAAGGCTTTGCCCGATGTAAAAATGCTCCAACGCATGGCCAGGGCGACTATCCGCGGCGCCGAAAAGATAATTGATCCTTCCCTTATGGTGCCCGATGACGGTGTTTTCGGGAACGTCCGTATGAGTGTTTCCGGGATAACGACGGTTCGCGCTGATTTGATGGCCATGCGCCGCGATCCTATCCGCCCGATAACGTCGGGCGCCCGGCCCGACTTGGGCGAGGATCTTATGGAGAGTGTGCGTAATCGGATCCGCCGCGCCTTCTACAACGATCTTTTCCGCATGTTTGAGGATCCGCGGTTGACGGCAACCCAAGTGCTGCAAGAGGTAGAGGAACAATTGCGGATCCTGGGGCCTTTCCTGGGAAGACTGGAAGCCGAGAAACTAGACCGGCTGATAAAGCGTTCGGTGGCAATCTTGTTGAGGATGGGCGTATTCCCGCCGGTGCCGCCCGAGCTCGCCGGCGAGACCTTGGAAATCGAATATCAATCTCCGATCGCGCGGGCGCAAAGGTTTACGGAAGCCCGCGCGATTACGGCGACCTTCTCTTTGGTGGCGCCGATCGGCGAAATTCAGCCTGAGATTTACGACAACATCGACGGGGATAAAATCTTTAGCGTCGCTGCCCGCATGTTTGACTTCCCTATGGATACCGTGCGGGATCCGCGGTTGGTGAGGCAAATACGCCAGGCGCGACACGAGACGGAAAGCAATCAAATGATGAAGGAAGACGTTATTGCCGGCGCCGGCGCTTTGGCCAAGGTAATCCCGGCAATGGGCGGTCGAGAAGTGGCTAACGCGGCTTAGAAAGGGGTGAAGCTATGAAGCGTTTAACAACTTTTATCAGCGGTTTTGTCTTGTTTGCCTTGGCGGGGATCGCCATAGCGCAAACGAGCAACTATCTCCCGGTTCCGAGCAACATCTTTTCGGCGACCGGTGCCGTGGTGGTTACCCAAGACGCCAACAACCTAACCGGCGTCGCCGCGGTGGCTTCGGGCCAGGTGCTCACGTCGGCGGGCACCGGAACGGCGCCGGCGTGGTCGGCCACGCCGACATTGACGGGTGTAACACTTGGCGGATCCACCACGTCGGCGACCGGCGATGAAATCGATGAGTATGCCGTTGAGGCTTATCTGGCCGATGTGGGTGCCGCCGACACCGCTTACACGGTGGCGCCTTGGGATGGCGCTTTGACGACGGTTTACTCGGTCATATACGACACCCTTAGCAACAACAAGGCGCATCTAACGATCACCGTTGCCGGATCGGGCATTAGTCCCATTTCCATGGAAATCGCATCCGGCTCGACCGGCGGAACGATGGATAGCATGACCGTGACGGCGGGTAGCGCAGTGACCGCGGGTGACGTGCTTGGCGCCGAAACGGACGGCGGCGGTGATAGTACCGTCCCGGCAACTATCGTATTCGTGATTTCGCGGTGACGCGAAAACTCGCCGTAGTTTCGATTGGCGCCGGCGGTGGTCTCGCCATCGCCGGGGCTTTGCTCGTCTATACCGGGACGCTGTTTCCAGACGCGCCTAAGTGGATAATCCTTGGGTTGGTGGCGGCGTTGGGGTTTGCCGTATGGCCGGCGGCCCGGCGTACCTCGATGCCGGAAGTTCTGGCCGCGGTAACCTTCGGATGGTTCGCGCTATCCCTGGCCTGGTCGCCGGATCCCGGAACCGGCCTTTTATGGTCGGTGCGCTTGATGGTGCTGATTGGGATTATGCTGGCGGTTGCGCGCACGCCGGATGCCGAACGCCTGGTGCCGATCTTTGCTGCCCTGGGGGTGTTGGGCGCGGTGTTGCTTGGTCTTCTTTACCCTGCCGCCGCCGGCGGTTTTTTGAATCCCAATCCGATCGCCGCTTTCGTGGTGCTGGCGGCGATCCTGGCCTGGGGCGGGCCGCGGCGCCTAGCAATAGCCGCATCGATGGCGGCGGCGGCTTATCTATTTGGCTTCAATACTAGCCACCTTGAATTGCCTATTCTCATGGCCGTTTTCCTGGTCGCCGCCGTTGTGTGGCTAGGCCGCCGGCGGTTGTGGCTGGCCATCGTGATTGTACTCGTGGCGTTTAACATCGCCGGTTTTGCCGTGAAAGGCGATTGGCTTGGGCTTGGCGGATCCGTCGCGGCGCGTCTCGAAATCTGGCGCGGCGCCTTGGCGTTGTTCCTAAATGCGCCGGTGGTTGGCCACGGCCTTGGAAGTTTCGAGTATCTAATCGGCCCGCACTTGCCTAATCCGAGCCAGTTTTTCCATTCGCCCTTTGTTTGGCCGGGAACGGCCCATAGCGATTTGATACAAGGTTTTGTCGCCGGCGGGGCGGTCGGCGGGGTGCTATTGCTGGCGACACTCGCCACCTTGTTGCTGGTGCCGGCGCCGGCGTCGGTGCGCTTGGCCTTGCTTGGCGGTTACGTTCTCATGGCCGGCGATTTTCCGTTGCAAAGCCCGGCAACGGCGGTCGTGCTTGCCGCGACGGCGGGCCTGGCGGTACGCGCCGCGCAACCCATTCGGGTTAGCGGTTACGTCGCCGCGGCGGCGGCGCCGGCGGTGGTGCTCCTGTTTTTGGCGGGTGCCTTTGAGTTGATTAAAACCTATCGCGCGGAACGTCTTTTCTCCGAG